GTTTGATGCATGTATTGATGCTCATATAAAATTAGGTTTTGAACCCCTTGGTATAAGAATGTCTTCACATGATCCTTCAGATGAAGGAGAGGACACTAAAGGATATGCTTTTAGGCATGGTTCTGTAGTTTTACAAGTTGAAGAGATGACTACTGGAGATATTAATGAAGGATGTGATTGGGCAACTGAACTTGCTATAGAAAATAAATCAGATGCTTTTACATGGGATTGTGATGGAGTAGGAATAGGATTAAACAGACAAATTAGTCAAGCATTTGGTGGGAAGTCTGTGAGGTTATCTCAATATAAAGGGTCTGAAACGCCCGAAAGGCCAAATTCAATTTATGAACCAATAAGTGCTGAAGGATCAAATATATATTCAGTTCAAAAACAAAAAACAAATAAAGAAGTTTTTAAAAATCTTAGGGTTCAAAAATACTTTGAACTCAGAAACAGAATTTACCGAACTTATGAAGCAGTAAAAAAAGGAAAGTATCATGATCCAGAGACTCTTATATCTTTTTCTTCTGGTATCACTGAACTTACAAAACTTAGAGCGGAATTATGTAGACTACCAAAGAAACCAAATGTAAATGGAATGTTAGACTTATATCCTAAACCAATTATGAAAGCTAAATTTAAAATTCCATCACCAAATCTAGCAGACTCTGTTAAAATGTTGTGGAAGATTCCAAAACATATAAGTGTTGGGGGAATTAAAAGACCTCAACCTATTACAATCATAGGTTCAACATATAGAGATCAAAAACAAAGGATGGCATATTAATGGATCTTGAATTGCAAGAACTAAAAAAGATGCATGAAAAAGCTTTTTTGGCTAATCAAATTCCCAGAGAACGATCTTCAAATGACCTTGTCTTTTATTGGGTAACACAATGGGATGATAATGTTCTCAAGTCTTCTCAACTTGCATACCGTGGTGAATTTGATGTATTACGTAAGGCTGGAAGACAAATTTTATCAGATCTTTCTGCTAATCCTGTTCAAGTAGATTTCACTCCTATAAATGAAACAAGAACAGACTCAGCAGAGTTGGCAGATGGTTTATATAGAGCAGGCCTTCAAAAGAATACCTCTATAGAAGCTTTTGAAAATGCTGAAACAGAGAATGTTGTTTGTGGAATAGGAGCTTGGTTATTATACACAAAATATGAAAGTCAAAATGTTAATAATGATAAACAAGTAATTCTTCGTAAGCCTATTTTTGAAGCCAATAATACAGTCTTTTGGGATCCTCAATCAAAACTCTTAGATAAATCTGATGCAAAGTATTGTTCGGTTTTGACAGCATATTCAGAAGATGGCTATAAAAATCTAATTAAAGAACTTACTAACGAAGAGATTGATCATATTGATGCTGGCTCTTTTAAACATCCTGAACATTCTTATACTTTTCCATGGGTAGGAGGAGAAGGAAAAAAGATCTATGTTACAAGCTTTTATCATATTGAAGAAATCAATGATACTATTCTTACAATGGAAGATCCGTTTGGTGAAACTCTTGATTTACGTGAATCAGACTTAATGAGTATTATGGATGACTTACTTGATGAAGGTTATTCAATAATTTCTGAGAAAAAAATCAAAAGAAATGTAGTTACAAAGTATATTGCTTCTGGAAGAGAAATTATTAAGAGTGAAAGAATGGCTGGACAGTATATTCCAGTTATTCCATGTTATGGAGAACATGCAGTAATTGAAGGAGAAGAGTATTGGGAAGGTATAACAAGATTAGCTAAAGATCCACAACGTTTAAGAAACTTTGCCTTTTCTTATATGGGAGATATTCTTTCAAGATCACCACGTCAGAAACCTCTATTTTGGCCTGAGCAAATTCAAGGATTTGAAGATATGTATTCTGAGAGTGGTATTGATAATGCATATCCATACGGATTAATTAATAGAAAAGCAGCAGATGGTGAAGAGTTACCTCCTATGCCAATAGGAGTAATGCCAGAACAACCTATGCCTACAGCTCTTCCTTTGGTATTGGCTCAAACTAAAGAAGCTGTTACTGATGTAGCTAATCCTGGTGTTCCTGATAAAGTTGCTGAACCAGATATTTCAGGAAAAGCTGTTCAAAAATTGGAAGCTAGAATTGAACGTCAATCTATGAGATTTCAAACTCATATGAAACATGCAAAACGTAGAGATGGTGAAGTTTGGATTTCTATGGCTTCGGAAATTATAGATACTCCAAGAAAAGTTATGGTTGAATTACCTGATGGTGCCAAAAAAGAAACTCAAGTAATGGATACTATAATAGATAAAGAGACTGGAGATCTTATTACTGTTAATGATTTACGAAGAGCTGAATTTGAAGTTTTTTCTAAAATAGGTCCCAGTTATTCAAGTCAAAAAGAACAAACTATTGATAGATTACAAATGATGATGATGCAGATGTCTCCTGATGATCCTATAAGAAAGGCTTTACAGCTTAAAATACTTGCTCTTTCAGATGGTGTTGAATTTAGTGATATAAGAGATTATGTAAATAAACAATTAATAACTATGGGTATTAGAAAACCACAAACACCTGAAGAAGAAGAATTTGCAGAACAAATGCAGAATCAACCTAAACAACCAGATGCTGCTACAATGATAGCTATTGCAGAAAATAAGAAAGGAGATGCTGATCTTCTTGAGCAGAAACGCAAAGGAATTGAAATGCAATTAAAAGCACAAAATGATGAAAGACAATCAGCTATTGATGCTTTTGATGCTGAAACTAAACGAATGGCTGTAATGATTAGTTTGAAAGAAGCAAATGCTAAAATTGATATGGAGGGTATAGAAGCTCTTGGCAAACAAGTTGACAGAGCTACTAAACTTATAGATTTAAAAGATGTAACTAAAAATGTAAATAAACAACTCTCTAGTGGGAGTAGTTAACAGAGATGTACTGGTTAAACATAAGTACTTGTGCTTCACACAAGGCCCTAACATCAAGGAGGATATGATGGATACAGAAAATCTGGAAGAAGAAGTAGTAGAAAAAGTTGTTGAAGAGGAAATTGTTGAAGAGGAAATTGTTGAAGAGGAACTCGGAGAAGATGGTAAACCTATAAAAGTAATAGAAGACTGGATGAATGAAGATGATGAACAGACATTATCTGATATTATGCCAGTTAGTGCACATATACGTGCAAAACGTAAATTGAAAGGAAAAATTGGAGATAGGGATACTGAGATTGAAAGTCTTAGACAAGAAATTAAAGATCTTAAGGATCAAAAAATAATCCCTTCTATTCAAGATGAAACATTGATAAGGCCTAAAGAAAGTGATTATGAATTTTTAGAAGCTTATCATACTGCTCTGGATGAATATGAAGACAAACGGATTGAATCTAAATTTTCTGTTGTGCAAGGAAAAAATAAACTTCAAGAAACACAAAAGAAGGTGATTCAACAACTTAATGAAAATGTAGATAAGCATTATATACGAGCTGATAAGTTGATTGAAGACAGTGGTATCTCAGCAGAAACTTATAAACAATCCGATGAAACAGTAAAAGGGTCTGAAAAAGTTATGTATAAACTGGGAAGAAGTAAAGCTCTTCGCGGTGAATTAATAACTCTTCTTTCAGAAGATCCTCATGGACTAAGGGCAATAGCTTTTTTAGGTGAACAAAAAGCAAAACTATTAAATACCAAAGGAAGAAAATCAAATGCTCCTGCCCCCTCTAATGAAGTAACTGGGGATGCTACATCGTCTACTAAAGAACGAGGTTTTAGAAAAAAATATGATGATGCTCATGTGAAAAATAATTCACAAGCCGCTTATAATGCTAAGAAAGAAGCAAAAGCTGCAGGTATTGATACTTCTAAATGGTAATGAAAGGATAAAAAATTATGGCCTTATCAACAGGTAAAACCGCAGAAGTAATGCTTGAGAAGTTTAAAGAGACATATGAAAGTCAACAGTCTCTACTTCCTCTTGTCGATTTTCATGAGCCTCCAGCAGGTTCAATGCAGAATGCCAGTAATGTAATTTGGTATCCTGTACAACAGCAAGCTCCAGTAATCGCTGGATGGGATTTATCAGATACAGAAACTGGGATAATTGAAGAAACTTATCCAGCTGTTCTTGGAGTCCCAAGTAATGATTTTGTACAAATGAGAGCAGATGACCTTCGAGATCAACGCTTTTGGGAACGTCGAGCTGAGCAGTCAAGTAGGCGTCAGGCCTCTGAATTGAATTCTGGAATAGCGTCAGCTATTGTAGTTCAGGGTTCATTGTTTTATCGGTCTAATGCAACAAGCGGTTATGAGTTTATTGCCGAAGCTCAAGCTCTTATGAATGAAAGACAGCTCAATCAAACACAAAGAAATTTTGTTCTTAATGATCGGGATAATCTTCTCTTTGGTACTGATTTGGCAGCTCGTCAGACTTTACAGGGAAAACCAGCAGAAACTTGGGTAAATGGGCAAATTGGTAAAAATATTGCAGGATTTGATGTTTTTACAGGTTCTTTCTTGCCTAATATAACAGGTGCAGCTGACCCTGTAGTAACAATTGATGCTGATCAGGTTTTTGTTCCTTCAGGTGGTTCAGTGAATGCTGTTACACATGTTGTGACAAATGTAGATTATCGGGAAGCATCTTTATTAATTAATGATTCTACTCTTTTGGCAGTTGGAGATAAATTTACTATAGAGAATGGTGCAGTTGTTATTCAGTCTATTGGTCTTGGAGATAAAAACCCATCTGGTCAAGCAATGGTTTTTACAGTTATTGAGTTAACAGATCCAACTCATATTAAAATTTATCCTAAACCAATTGCAGCAAATCAAGCGGGTATTTCAACTCTTGAAGCAGCTTATGCTAATATTAACACAGCTATATTAAATACTGCTACTATTACTCGCCTCAATATTGATGCAACCAATAAAACAAACATCTTCTGGGATAAATCAGCAGTTGAGGTTATTGGTGGTACAATTCCAGCTGAACTCTTTAAACAATTTGATGGTATGAAAGTTATTACAGATACCATGGCTAATGGTCTTAGGGTCTATATGATTTATGATGGTGATATAGCTACCATGAATTTCAGGTTTAGAATATTCACTTGGTATGGAATTACAGTTTCTAATCCCTCAAATTGTGGAGCTGCAGTTACTTTCTAATTTTATAACTTAATTTTGTGGTGGGGCTTTATGCCCCACCATTAAATAAGATGGGGTATAAAGCCCCACCATTAAATAAGGAGAAATAAAATGTCACGAATTTTAAGAATTGGGGAAATATATCATCGACATGATTATGATGAAACAGATGATCTTGCTATAGCAGTTGCTGATGATGTGTTAGTAATTCCTGTTACTCATGCTCATGTAGCTAAAGAAACTGGTGATGATGCCGAAGCTCTCACCTTAGCAAATGGTGTACCTGGTCAGGTATTGAGTATTACACTTACAATAGATGGAAATGGTGATGGAACTTTAACTCCTGCACTTGCAACTGGATGGGCTACTATTGTTTTTGCAGATGCCGGAGATACAGCTATTTTGTTTTATGTTAATGATCAGGCTGGTTGGAGAATTTGGTCTCTTTGGGGAGTTGCAGGCCCTCCAGCAATGACAGTTTAATTTTAATCTTTTAATCTCTGGGTGGGGATTAATTCCCCACTCTGAACAAGGAGAAAAAATTATGAGAAAAAGAGATTTTTTTCACACAGGTTTAGATGTTTCAAGAAGTGAATGCCAACTTGCAAGACTTAATAATGGAATTGTATTTGGTGATACTTATGTTGTTGATGGAACTAGAGGTAAAGATGGTAATGATGGAAATATCTATTCTCCATTTGAGACAATACAAAAAGCTCTTA